TTCAACACTTCTATTTCTTCTTTCAACAAACTAATTTCTTCTCGTAATACACCAATCATATGTCCTGCTTCAGTCAATTCAGCTTCTTGTTGACGTAGCATGATGGCTGATTCTCTGTAAAGAATAGTAGCCCTACCTACTTGTTCAGTTTCTTTACCTAACAATCTAATACTTACACTTTCTAACTTATCTATTAATTCATTTGCTGTCATTTCTCAACCCCTTTCTTTGTTTTTGACTGAAGTTTTCTTTCGCTCACTCGTTTAATACAGGTCGCACATTTCCATCTACGAACTGATTTACTGGCAGTTTCAACAATCATTCCTCCTTCAACTGGCTGGTACGATACACATGACGAACAGTATCTTCGCTCATTCATTCTTTCTTCTCCTCTTAATTGGCGGCAGACCAACTGTTTCTTTTGGATCCAAAGCCTCTAATACTGCATCGCCATACTCGACAGAAGCAACTGCAATTGTTTCTGGTGTGGCCAATTTGACACCGCCATGTGACAGTAATCCATTCATGGCAAACAATGATGCCAACAATCTTGCGTATTCTTTATCTTGTTCAGTCATTTTGTCTTGCTTTCATCATGGCATCTGCTATTGCATAACAATCTTTTGCATTTTCTAGGTCTTGACCTTTTTCCCATATCATTTTTTGCATAGCTTTAGCAGCAAAGTAATCCCTTAAATCCATGCCATGTTCAACTTGATATTGATATTCTGTACTTACTCTTTGTGGAAATGTTTTCATTTTTTCTGTCATTGCCAAAACTCCTTAATGTTGAACCATTTTTCATCCATAATGTTTCCTATTTCATCAATAGTGCCTGTATGTTCGGATGATTTTTTTATTCGAATATATTTACCTCGCAAATCTTCCCATTTTTCAACACCAACTGTTTCAATAATCTTTCGAATACATAGAATGCTCTTGGCATGTCCTTGTTCTCCACCTTTGCCATCTAAAGCATATCCACCAAAGCCTTGTCCATAGCCACCACCATATGTAAGCGTTAAACTAAATGACATAATTCCATGATCTTCTATGCCAAGCATTGTGCTTTCAATTGTTGCATTAGCAATATACATTAGTGCACCTGTTTGATTAATTGTTTTAAACGTCTGTGAGCATTGCCATACGACCTTCTAAACGCATAAATGGCTTTCTCTTCTTCAATGCCCATCTCAACTGCCATCGTAGCTAATACCATCGATACGCCAGCTAAAATCACGCTGGCTTCTTGATCCGCCTTGGGTGCTAGTAAATTAAAGATTTCAAGTGCAATAATCCTCGATGGATCAGTTTCTTTTTTACGATCTTCTTCTAACACCTTGTTGATAAATTCTCTATTGTCCATTTTCAGTTCCCAATCTCATGTTTTCTGCATCAATGATGTCTTGCACAATGGCACTCTTTGAAGATTGTGGATGGTATTGCACACCAAACACTCTACGCTGCATAAACTCTTTCTGTTCTTCGTCAATATACTCACGATGAACATCAACTTGTTTTTGCAGATTATTAATCAAAGTAATACCAATATCGTTAAATGTATTCTCTTTGCCATGTTCTTGCTTCAAAAGATTAAACGCCTGGACAATAGAAAATCCTTCAATGTTTCTGTATTTCTTATCTATATACTTAATAGATCGCTCAACATCCTTGACACGCACCATCGTAGGATCAAGCGACATCATTAAATATAATAAACGCAAAATAATCCATTCTTCTTTCTTAATCATGCTCATTGGGTGTAGCTTGATATTCATTTGACCTCCAACTCTTTGATTCGATCTGATAACACAACGCCCAAGTCTTTGCCTTTGATGGCAATCATCTGGGCTTCCTCGCAGTCGTAAATTATTTTGGCTGCATCTTTGATACCTTTGTTGTAACCAGTTCTAAATACGTCAGTTCCATCTACCAACATTCCAATTGCATCACGAATTAGCTCAGACGCTTTACGCTCCTTTGCCAATTCTTTTAACTTTGTATGATGCTCAAGCGGCAGATAAACTGAGTACGGTACTAATTTTTTTGTGTCCATGTTTGGTACTCTCTATAAAGTTTGTCTAATAATACCTGTGCTTCTCTATTTGATTTCAGCTCTGCTCTTGACTGGATGTTCAGATAATTACGAATGTATTCAACCGCTTCTTCACCGTCTTCGTCAAAAATCTGTTCTTCGGCATACAGATATTTCCAAAATATTGGATCTCTTCCAAGCAATCCAGCAATCCGTATTGCACGATCACCAGCAAACTCTTCTGCTTTATCCATTGGCTGCTCATTGCCATCTAGCCTGACTAGGACACATTGATATCTTGCCCCAACATAGTCACGCATCAGGTCTTCAGGAATCTCGTCAGGATGCATAGACAATGTTAAAACGTAGCCAGTCTTATCTTGCTTGAGAGCAACTTTAACGGCTTCGAATTGTAAGGTTTTCAATTCTGCCCTCCAAGTATTTAATAATCTTTTCTTTGTCTTGAATCTTTTCCCAACGATCCACACAAATCTTGGCAAGGTCTTCGTTTTCCAAACGCAATACTTGCATTTGATTCTCTTGTTTCTTAGCCAGTTCTTCCCAATCAACTTTTTTTTCTTCACTCATCATTTTTTCAATTGCTTGATTAAATGTTTCTTTATTAATTGGAACTTCTTTTTGCATATCTCTTAACAATTGTCTTGCATGATGAGCAATTCCTAGTGGAGCAATAAGTGTTTTAGGTTTATTTTTTGATACAGGCTTTCTACCTCTACGTTTTTCAGTCATGATTACTCCCAAGGGTTATTGTTAACAGGTTTTTCGTATGGCTCAGATAATGTCATTGACAAATATTTAAGCCCTTTTGATGATTCTTTCTTCCATGCTGCCAAAGAAATCTTCACTAAATTTCCTTTTGACTTATCCATCATGTCAATTAGAAACGTCTTGTCTAAATACACATCACCCTTCATATCAGGATGACTGTCTGATTTCTTCGTGTTAGGAAACAGACTACCTGTCTGTGGTTTATTTTCATATGCCATCACTACTCCTTTTTAAATTTGTCTTTTGTTTCGGTAAATTTAACCATCATCTCTTTAAAAAATGCTGGGTTAACTACTTTGACTTCATCAAATAGAACTTTGTTCTTCTTGAATATAGTCATTACATCTGCATCACTCTCACATAAATCAAGCAATGTGTGAGAAGCATCTCTGACAATCTTAATCCAGTCATTGATATCTTCAGGTGGATTTGGGATCGATATTTGAAACTCGCCTTTTTCTCCAGCCATTTTTCTAACCATTTTTGGCTCTGTTCTTGGAACAGCTTTTAAGGTTACCTTATCTTCACCAACCTGAAACTGCATATGTTTAGGTTCTTCTTTCTTAACTGGTTCAACTGCACCTGTAGTTGCATCTAAAGCATCATGCTCAGAAATAGCCATCGCAGATACATACAAATAACGTCTTTGATATGTCTCTACTGCTCCAATATTCTGCACTTCATGGCAACCCTTTAACTGGGCAGAACCCATCGGTGAAGTAAATAATGCAAACGATCCATCTTCTATGTCAAATATATTCATATAAGCCATATCTTTGTCAAAGTAAATCACATCGCATAGTCCGACCTCTTCAAAGATTGCCTGAACATGGGGCAAAAAATCGCCAAGCTCAAAGTAGTTATATCCTGCAAACTTGTTATGTCCTGACTTCTTCAACTCTAACTTACGAAGCATATTTCTTGCTTTAATCAGCTTTTGGTAAACACTCATTAACTTCTCCTTTATTTTTCACGAATCACTTCAACAACTTTTTTTTCTCTATTAACTGAAGTTATAATTGACTTAGAACCCCATCTTGTATGCGCTCTCGCACAAATGTTTGCTTGTAATTGCGAACCATCATATTTGTCAAATGGCACTTCAATATAATCGTTAATATTCAAATTATCTAAAATTGGATTTACATATTCTTTAAAATTTTGCGTGGGTGATGATCTTTTCCTTTCAGGAACTTGGATATTTGTATGTACGTCACCGTTTGGAAAAGTTACCGTATATATACATCCCCTTGCATTTAACATATTGACTGCATTTTGTGCTGCAATTAACTCCAGTTTTGACATTTCTATGGCGCTCATTTTCTTCTCTCCAATATGGGTAGATTTG